CCTGCGTCTCAGCCTATGCGCAGACCGTGGCGATGCTGCCGGGCGAGCACTGGCTGCTCAACGACAAAGGCGGCCGCGAGCGCGTCACCACCTCGTCGCTCTCGCGGCTGCTGCGCCACCCCAACGACTATCAGTCGATCAGCGATTTCATGCTGAACGCAATGCGCTCGCTCTATCTGGAAGGCAACGCCTATGCGCTCGCGCTGCGCAACGCGCGGTTCGAGATCGTCGAACTCCATCTCATGGACCCGCTGCTGTCGTATCCACGGCTCGGCAGCAATGGCGAAATCTTCTACCAGTTGCACGGCAACCAGGTGATCGAGAGACGGCTCGGGCCCGAGGCGTTGATCGTGCCGCAGCGCGACGTCCTGCACATCCGTTTGCATACGGTGCGGCATCGCTACCCGACGCCGCTGGTGGGCGAGAGCCCGATCGTCGCGGCCTATAGCGACATCGGCGTCAACGCCGCGATCGCGCGCCAGCAACTGGGGTACTACCTGAACGAGGCGCGGCCGTCGGCGGTGATCTCAACCGACCTTCAGCTTTCCACTGCGCAGCGCGATGAATTGCGTGCCAGTTGGGACGAGCAATCCAAGAGGCTGCACCAGGGCGGCACGCCGATCCTCACCGCCGGACTCAAGGTGCAGCCCTGGTCGGTCGGCAGCAAGGATGCCGACACCGCCGAGATGATGAAACTCTCCAACGAGCACATTGCGCTGGCGTTTCGCATCCCGCTGCAAATCCTCGGCCTCGGCGGCGCCACTTACAGTTCAACCGAGCAGCTGATGCAGAGTTGGAAATCGAGCGGCCTGGGCTTCGCGCTCAATCACGTCGAGGAGGCGATCGGCTTGCTGTTCGGGCTCAAGGGCCAGCCCGACGAGTATGTCGAATTCGACACCGCGGCGCTGCTGCGCTCGGCGATGAAGGACCGCATCGAGAGCTTGGCGCGCGGCGTGCAGGGCGGCATTTTTTCGCCGAACGAAGCACGCAATTCCGAGGGCTTCGACAGCGTTGAGTTCGGCGATGAGCCGCGCGTCCAGCAGCAGGTCGTCCCGTTGAGCCAGATCGGGAAGATCCCGGCTGCATCGGCGGCGCCGCCTCCTCCCGCGGCGCCGCCACCGCCACCACCTCCGGCACCGCCAAAAGGCAACCGCGATGACATTGCACGAGAGGTCCGAAACCTTTTCGCAAGCGCCGACCGAATCGGACGCCGCCGATTGTCTGCTTGAGGCGTGGCGCGAGGCGCTTGGCGATGTGCTCGACACCGAGCGCCGCCAATGGCAGCGCGAGCGCTTGCTGATCGAGGCGCAGGCGCAGGCAACGATCGCCGAATTGCGCGCCGTCGTCGTCGAGTTGCGCGCCGAGGTCTTGCGCCAGGTTGCCGACCGGCTCGCGGCGGTACGCGACGGCGAACCTGGCGCGCCTGGGCCGGCGGGCGCCGCCGGCCTGCAAGGGCCGCCCGGCGAACCCGGTGCCGCGGGCGCACAGGGGCTCGCTGGCGCGCCGGGCGAACCTGGGGCGCCTGGGACGCCCGGGCCCGCGGGCGAGCACGGGGCGCCCGGCGTGGCAGGCCCTGACGGCATTCCAGGCGCGCCCGGCGAGCGCGGCCTGCCGGGGCTTGCTGGCGAGCCGGGGCCGCAAGGGCCGCCCGGAACGCCAGGGGCGCCGGGCGAACCTGGGGCGCCTGGGACGCCCGGGCCCGCGGGCGAGGCTGGCCCGGCCGGCCCAGCGGGGCCGCAAGGCGAACCGGGGGCGCTGCCGGTGGCGCGCGACTGGGTGCCCGATACCGTTCACTACGCAGGCGTGGTGGTCACCCATGCCGGCGGCACCTTCCAGGCCGCGCGCGATACTGGGCAGGCGCCGGGGGCCGTCTCGACGGCTAAGGCCGATTGGGTCTGCTTGGCGCGTCCGGGCCGCGATGCGGCGATGCCACGGGTGCGCGGCACCTTCGCCGAGGGCGAGGCCTATGCGGCGCTCGATATTGTCGCGCTCAGCGGCTCGAGCTTTATCGCGCGCCGCGATGGACCGGGCCCCTGCCCGGGCGAGGGTTGGCAACTGATCGCTTCGGCCGGCAAGCAGGGCATCAAAGGGCCGTCCGGCGACCGCGGCGATCGCGGTGAGCCTGGCGCGCGCGGGTTGCCGGGCACGTCGGCGCCGCTCATCGTCGGCTGGAGCATCGACCGCGCCGCCTACACCGCCAGACCGATCCTGTCCGATCAGAGCGAAGCGCCGCCGCTCGAGTTGCGCAGCCTGTTCGAGCAGTTCCACGACGAGGCGCGTCATGGCTGACGTCTGGGTCAAGGTGCTGGTGCCGGCCGACAGCTATGCGCTGCTGACGCTGGATGAACTCAAGGGCATGCTCAACCTGTCGCCGACCGACACCCACGAAGACGTCCAGCTGCGCCTGTGGATCGATCAATACAGCGACGTCGTCGCCACCATGTGCAATCGCGTGTTTGCCTATGAAACAGTCGAGGAGACTTGGCGCAGCGAGCAGCCGCCGTTTGACCGGCCGCGCTTGTTTCTGACGCGCTATCCAGTTGCCGATGACGACATCACAGCGGTGGAGTCGCCGCGCGGCAGCGCGATCGATCCGGCGGTTTACGAAGTCGAGAACTCATCCGGCAAGCTGCGCATCGAGACCGCCTGGACCGAGCCGGTGATGGTGACCTACAGCGGGGGCTATCGCTTGCCGGACGAAGCGCCGCCGGCGCTCAAGGCGGCGACCGGGTTGCTGATCCAGGCCGTTCGGCTAATGGCCCGCATCAACGCCACTAGCGGCATTCGCCAAATCACCCATCGCGAGTCGCGGGTGGCGTTTTACGACCCGGCGGCGATTCTCGGCAAGTCTGGCGTCGCCGCGCCGCTGCAGGCCGCAAACGAGACCGTCAACGCCCTGCTGTACAAATACATGCGCTTCGATGTTTGAAGCACAGTTTACCGGCGCCGACGCGCTCATCAAAAAGTTGGATGCGGTGTCGCGGCAAATCCACTCGCTGCAAACCTATGTGCCGCGCGAGGTTGCCGATTGGCGCAGCGAAAACCTCGGCAGCAAATATCCGGCCCCGTTTACGACCAAGCGCCGTCGCGTGCTGAAGGTGCGGCAGCGCATCTTTAGCCGCGGCCGCGGCTCGCTCCGCAAGAACCTGAAACGCCGCCGCAAGCGGGGCTACGCGCGACGCCCGGTCCTGCGCGAGGGGCTCTGGGACGAACTCAAAAAGCGGGTGATCGAACTGGTGCATGAGACCGTGAAATGGCCGTGAATTTCGATGTGTTGCTGCAGAGCACCGTGTTCGACTTCTATGCGGTGCCGGTGACGTTCACGCCGCTGGCCTCGCAGCCCGGCGCGCCGGCCTATTCCGGCGTCGGCATTTTCTCCACCTACGAAGACGACGTCGCCGCGCTCGACGGCTCGATCTTCGCCAACCAGCGCACGCTCCTCGACATCCGCGAGAGCGACTTCGCCGTGCTGCCGCAGCAGGGCGATCACTGCACCATCCCGCTCGACAGCAACGGCAGGCCGCTCGGCGAGTTCGAGGTCATCGACGTGAGTTCAAACGGCGGCGGTCAGACCGCGCTGAAAATTCGCAAATACGAGACCTATGAACGCTGATGGGCGTCACCGACACGCAGAGCTATTCACTGGTGATCCGCGACGTGTTTTTCGATGCGGTCGCGGGCGACCCGTTCTTTGCGAATTACACCAAGCGCAAGACGCCGATGCTGCGCGTGCAGGCCGAGCTGCTGCCCTACCTCGGGGTCTACATCGCCGACGAGGCCATGGAGCCCGACGGTGATCCCAACGCTGGTGAGGTCCGCTTTTGTCACACGCTGCAGATCGGCTTTTCGGTGATGATCGCGAACAACGACCAAGTGGCGAACGAGCGCATGCTCGATGCGGCCTTCTGGCGGATTATGAATCGGCTGTGGCCTGACCCGTACATCATGAACCTGATCGACACCTACAATCCGCACACCGGGACCGGCAACCCGGACAACACCATCATCGAAAGTATCACACGCGGCCGGCGCCGGTTCAATTTCGGCGACGCCGCATTGGTCAATGAAACGCCGGTCGGCGAATTGCAATACGACGTCTGGGCGTTTTTCCGCACCGGCTGGCCGCCAGTGATCACCGACGACCTCGCGCACATTCACGTCGAGACCGGCATCAAGCCGGGCGACACGCAAGCCGAAATGGATCAGCGCCTGCAGGTCAAGCGCGACTATCTGTTCGACATTTCCAAACGACGGCCGGCGAAAAAGGAGAAGACAACATGATCGCTACCAAGACGACAGTCTCGCTGCGCGGTCAGCGCCAGCGTGATCGTATTGAGAAGCTGCGCGCCAATATCCCGCCCGGTGTTCGCGTGGTGCCGCGCGACGCCGACATGCGCCGCGTGCTCAAGCACCCGACCGGCGGCGGCTTCCGCAAGGAGGGCGGCGCCACCTGGCCGGATGACCGCTTTACCAAGCGGCGGCTCATGGACGGCACCGTCACACGCGAAGAGCAACCCAAGCCCGCGGCAGCAGAGCCCGAGCAGCAAGAAGAGCAACACAACAAGCCCGCGCAGCCAACCGCAGCAGAGCCAGCAGAGCCCGCGGCTTAAAAGCAACCCCGAACCGAAAGGGCACAGCCCATGCCGATCTCCTTCGCGAACATTCCTGCCAACATCAAAGTCCCGCTCTATTGGGTGGAGGTGGACCCGTCGATGGCGGGCCTGCCGACCATCAATCTGCGGGCACTGCTGGTCGGCGTGATGAACGCCGACGGCGAAGCGCCGCCCGACGTCGCGCTGCCGATCTCGAGCCAGGCGCAAGCCGACCAGGCGTTTGGCATGGGCTCCGAACTCAGTTGCATGTTCAGAGCGTTTTTCGCCAACAACTGGGCGAACGAAGTCTGGGGCCTGCCGCTCAAGGAGCCAACCGCGGCCGTGACCGCGACCGGCATGGTCACGATTACCGCGGCGCCGACTGCGGCTGGCACCATCCACCTCTACATTGGCGGCCAGCATGTGATGGTGAACGTCTCGCCGACCGACGCCGTGGACGAGATTGCAACGGCGCTCGAGGACGCCATCAACGCACACGTATCGCTGCCGGTCACCGCCCATGCGATCGCGGGCGCGATCACGCTCACGTCGACGTTCAAGTCCGTGAACGCCAACGACATCAACGTGATGCTCAATTACTACGGCAGCCGCGGCGGCGAGCAGACGCCCCCTGGGCTCGGCATCACGTTGCCGGTCAATGGCGTTCTCACCGGCGGCACCGGCGTGCCGGACTTCACCACCGCGATCTTGAACCTGGGCGAGGAGCCGTTCGAGTACGTGGCGATGCCCTACACCGACACCGCCTCGCTGTTCGACTGGGACCAGGAATACGGCTTCACCGACCAGGGCCGCTGGGGCTGGCAGCGCGAATTGTTCGGGCATGTGATCTCGGCCAAGCGCGGCGACTATGCCAGTCTGTTGCTGTTCGGCGAAGGCAACAACTCGCCCGTCATCTCGATCCTGGCATTTGAAAAGGCGAGCCCGTCGCCCTGCTTTGAATGGGCCGCCGCCTATGCCGCCAAGACGCAACGGGCATTCATCGACGATCCGGCGCGGCCGCTGCAGTCGCTGTCGCTCAACCAGATCAAGGCGGCGCCCATCGACAAGCGGTTCGACTTCGTCGACATCAACTCGCTGGCGTCGACCGGCCTCGCGATCCAGAAAATCGGCGCCGACAACCAGCCGATGATCGCCCGGGAGCAAACGACCTACCAGACCAACCTCTACGGCCAGCCAGATGATGCCTACGAACTGATGACCACGCTGGCGACGCTCGCCAAGCTGCTACGCAATCAGAAGCAGGTCATCACGTCGAAATTCCCGCGGCACAAGATTGCGAACGACGGCACCAAGTTCGGCCAGGGCCAGGCGGTGGTCACGCCCGGCATCGTCAAGGCCGAGCTGATCGCACAGTACCAAATCGACATGTACAACGGCCTGGTCGAAGACATCGCCAACTTCAAGGCGCATCTCCAGGTCGAGCGCAACGTCAACGATGCTAACCGGATGGATATCCTGTATCCGCCCGACATGATCAACCAGTTGCGCATCTTCGCGGTGCTGGCGCAGTTCCGGCTCCAGTATGACCGCGGCATCGACAACACAATCATCGGCGCGGCCACGGGTCCGTTCAACGCCGCATCCGGCGCATGATCCCGATCAACGACGAAAGGAAACTAAGCGATGGCACAGAGAGTCGGTGGCACTGCCTTCCTCACGGTGGACGGCAACCAAATGGCGTTGCGCGGCAACTTCGTCGTGAGTCCATCCCCGGTCGAGCGCACGATGCTCGCCGGCCAGGATGGCGTGCATGGATACCAGGAGTTACCGATCGTTCCGCATATCGAGGGCGATCTGACGACCATGCCCGGCTTCTTCCTCGAAGACCTCTTGCGGCAAACCAACGTCACGGTGGTCGCGCAGCTTGCCAATAAAATGCAGTACGTGCTGACGGGCGCAACCTGCAAAGGCAACCTTGAAAACCAAACCCGCGACGGTCAGGTGCGGGTTCGCTGGGAAGGCCTGACGTGCCAGGAGATGTCACTATGAATGTTGCGGTCAAACCACCCGGCGAGGGGTTCGTTGCCGAGCAGCCGGTGCCCAAGCGCACCGTCCCGCCGCCGACGATCGAGCCGTCGCCGGCCGAGTTGCCGGCACCGGCCGAGCACGAATGGCCGATCACCGTCACGTTGCGGCACAAGCCGATCCGCAACAACAACGGCGAGGAAGTCAAACAGGTGATCATGCGCGAGCCGCGGGCCGGCGACATCAACCGCTATGGCAACCCGGTTCGCGTCAACTCCGACGGTGAGATCGTCATCGAGGAGCGCAAGATGACCTACATGATCGCGGCGCTCACCAACATCCTGCCGCCGTTCATCGAGGACATGGATACCCGCGACTGGAACAGTTGCGCCTATCGGATTCGCGGTTTTTTTCTGCCCGAATTGGCCGCCTGGTAGGCGACGAGGAAGAGATCATCCTCATCTGCTACCGGCTTGCCAAGCACTACCACGTCTCGCCCGACGTTTTTCTTTCCATGCCGATGGACGAGGTGCTGCTGCATGCGCACCGCACCGCGCAAATGGAAAACACGCGGCAATCAGGTGACGAGTAACTGATGGCGACAGAACGCGACGAGCTGCGCCTGACCGTCACCCTGGTCGACAATGCGTCGGCCGGGCTGAAGCAGCTCAAGGGCGGATTCAAAGATCTGGCCGAAGGCTCAGGCAAACAGCACGCCGAGCGGTTCAAGCGCGAGAACACCGAGGCGATCGCCATCCTCAAGCGGATGGCGGGCGAAGCCGGCGAAGCCTACAAGGCGTTCGGCATGATGCGGCTCGGCGCGCTCGGCGCCGCTGGCGGCGTCGCGCTGCTCGGCTTCGAGATCGCCAAGCAAATTAAGGAAATGGGCGAACTTGCCGAAAAGATGCGCGGCATCAATCAGGCCGGCCGCCTGTTCGGCATCAAGCCGGAAGATATTCGCAACATTCAGGAGCAGCTTGAGGCCTTCGGCGTCTCGGCCGAGCAGTCGTTGGGCGCGCTCACCAATTTCATGTCTCGCATGGGCGAGATGCAGCGCAACCCGGCCTTGCGGCACGACATCCTGCTCGGCGTCATCCGAGACCCTGGCGCCGAGCGCGAGATGGAGCGGCGCTTGGCGCAGATCGACGCGGCCAAGTCCGCGATCGAGAAGCTCAATCTCGTCCGCCAACTCGGGGAGGACATCGAGCGGAATGCGCTCAAGCGCGGCGAGACGCCCGAGCGCGCGGCCGGCGAACGGCGCATGATCGAGGAGCGGCTTGGCTACGATTCGCGGCTACGGGTGGCCGGCCAGCTAAAAGACCTGAACGCGGAGGAACGCAAGGCCGAGGAAGCGCGCACCAAGAATATGGAGGCCTACGCAAATCAGCTGGGTCGGATCAAAAAAGAATGGGATGAGATCACCAAGCTGCTGAGCAGCCCGCTGTTCGGCGATCGCAGCCCGATGGTCATTGGCGCCACAATTCTGGAAAATTCGCTCAAGAAGGCCAAGGAGATCATCGAATGGATTCAGGGCGCGAGGCACGAGCATGAGGAGCACCTGACGCCGGAACAAGAAGCCGAGCGCGCCAGGCAAAAGCTCAATGAGGAAGAGAACACGCCGGCAAAACGCCACGAGCGCGAACGCACCCGCAGGGGCGCGAAGCCGCTTTATTTCAGCGGTGGCGGCTCGGACGAGTTCGGCGCCGATTGGCCGCTGTCGACCAACATCGAAGACCGGCGCGGCGAGTGGGACAGCAAAAAATACATGCAGGAGAACACCGCCGAATTGAAGCGCCTCAACGACTTCCTGGTCGGTCCCGCCACGACGGGGACTGCCGGTGGCGGCAGCTATGGGTTTCTGGGCGGCGGCGGCGCGGTCGCCCAGCGGCTCAGCGGCGGCGGCATCAATATCCCAGGTGCGGGCGGTGCGGGCGGCAGGGGTGCCTCGACCGGCACCGGCGCGCCGCCGAGCGCGGGGGCCGCAGCCGTCTCGGGCGACCCTACTGTTCCCGGCCATATTCTCGACCAGGCGAAGGCGGTGGCGCTGCGCGGCGGGCCTGGCGCTGTCGAGCGGTTCATGGCCGCGCAAGGCTATCCCAAAGCCGGCAACTGGTGTGGTGAATTCGCGGCCGCGGTGGTGAAGTCGCAGGGCCTGACGCCGCCGAAGGACGCCGCTGTCGCATCGAACTGGCGCAAGTTCGGCGCGCCGGTCGAGGGCGCTCCGCAGCCCGGCGACATTGCCGTGCGCAAAGGGCCGCGCACGGGCGACACCGGCAGTCACGTCACCTTCGTCGAGAACTTCGATCCGAAGACCGGAACGTTTACCGGCTTGGGCGGCAACCAGGGTCGGTTTGAAAGTAACTATTCAGCAAGCCGTTTTGACTTCCGCCGACCCTATGCCCCTGGCGGCCAGCAGCCGGACGCCGGCCAGCCGACCGACGAGCAGCGCAACGTCCGCAATTTTATGCGCGGCCTATCGTTTCTCGAAACCAGCAACGACCCGCGCATTGCGGCGCGAAGTGAAGGTGGCAACACCGGCTTCTTCCGCCAGAACGCCAACGACGCCGCCTGGGCAAAGGCGCACGGCCTCGCCGACCCGCGCGTCGGCACCTATGAAGAGCAGGCCGACGCCAACTTCGCCTATATGAAAAAATACCCCGGCGCGCAGGAGGCCATCAGACGCGGCGACTTCAAGGAGGCCGCGCGCCTCCTGCACAAGAACTGGGTAGGCCTGCCGGGCGGCTCGCAGCCGCAGAGTGCCGCACGGATGCGAGAATGGAGCCGGATTCTCGATCGGTCGGATGCGCAAAAGCATACGGTCGAGGGGTCGGGCAAGATCACGGTCGACGTCAATGCACCGAAGGGTACCAACGTCGGCGCCGAGGGCAAGGGGCTGTTCAAGGCGGTCGAGATCAACCGGCAGACCCAGATGGAGCCGGCGCGGCGCGGTCCGGTGGGGTTTGAGGAATGACCGACATCCTCGATCTGCCGACGGCCTGGCGCGACAAGCTGCGGCCGGCGTCGTTCGGCGGCGCGCGCTTCCATTGCGAGAGCAACACCCGCGAAAGCGGCCGGCGCATCGTCGAGCATCAGTTCCCAAAAAAAGAACTGCCCTATGCCGAGGACCTCGGCCGCTCGGCGCGCGAGTTCACCGTCCGCGGCTACATCGTCGTG